AGTGCTTTTGAAATAACCGTATTAACATTTGCAATTGCACCGCCAGATAGTCCCCAATTTAAATTTAAAATTACATTGTTGGCTGGGTCAATATCAGAAATTACATCTGAAAAAATAGTATAACTATTTGGTGTATTAGTACCTGTTGTATTAATTGCACCTACGGCAAAAAATAATTCGGCTTCAGGAACACCTACTGCACGAACATTGGCCGCAGTTTGAAATCCTGCACCACCATCACGAATTATTACTTGATTAATTTTACCGCTAAATGTTTTAGAGATAAACGCTTTTGGTTCTCTCTCAAAAGTAGGAACAATAATACTAACTGGATCACCAACCTTATAGTTTGCACCACCATCAAGAACAGTAATTGTTAATACTGAAGAAAATGCTCTTGCACGAAGATATATTAATGTATCATCATTTGCAACAATATCAAATAAAATTGTTTCACCAATTGTAAAATCACCAACAACAGTTTTTGGATTTACATAAAATGCAGTAATTTGTTCATTGTTTATAGTTTCAATCTCTACTTCTTCAATTAATGCAGTCGCACCAGAAATTAAACCAGTTAATTTTCTATTTTCAAATAATTTTATATCAATATTACGATAAAAAACTTCAATTGTGGCATTATTTGCGGGTGCAGTATAAAAATAAAGTTTGTTTATTTCTTTACGAACAAAATAATTAGATGTTGCAATTAAAGAACCATTTACATAAACTGTAATGGTTGTATCTAATGCCGAATTAAAAGGTACAAGATTAAATTCTTTTTTAGTTCCATTTCCAGTATAGTAACTTGAAATGTCTTGAGTTACTTTAATAACCTCATCTCTTTTCCATTTACCATCAGATGCTCTTAAAACATCATTTTTAGGATACTTAACTTCAAGTTCTTGTCCAAATAACATTCTGAACAATAACTTAAACGAGTTCTCAGAACCTTTTGCTAAGTAAAGAGGTAAAACATTTTTAATTAAAAACGCTTTATCAACTTCAACATCTTTAGATACTAATGAGGCATAGGTTGCAAAAAACTGTTCTTCAAAATCATCAATTGAATCGTCAACATCAGATAGATTTCGAAGGTCTTTGGCTCTTTGAGTTAAATCATTAAGTTGAGTGCCTTGTTTAGTTTCAAGATATTCGTAATATGCTTCTAAAAAAGAAATGAATAACGGATACTCTTCCCGAATAAATTCAGGAACTTGGCGATTAACAAGTAAAGAGGTTCTTAAATCAGACATTAGACACTAACAAGTTCGGTTACAATAGCAGAAGGGTCTGCACTATCAATTGTAATAATAGTATTTTTTGCAGATGATAAAATACCTTTTTCCGATTCTAAAGAAATACGAATAAAACCATCACTTGGTTTTACAGATAAAATGCGAATATCAGTTAAAGTAATAATACCATTTTGGTAATCAATTGTTCCTGCTTTTTCACGAATGATTTGTTTCTGTGCAAAATTATCGTAGTAAACAGTTCTTAAATCACCATATCTGGAATCTAAAACTGCAATAGCAGTAGCACCATATCCATCACCGCCAGAAATGGTAACTAATGCAGATGTGTAATCAATACCACGATTAACAACTGTAATTTTTTGAACTCGACCATTTACGATTGTTGCGGTGGCAGTAGCACCAGTTCCATCACCTGTAATTGTTACAGTTGGTGCAACAGTATAATTGAATCCTGGATTTGTCACATTAATTTCGGTAATACCTGTATATGAGTTTTGCACTTCTTCTAATTGTACCGTTCTACGAACACCTAATGAATCGAATACATCAAATTCAGAAGATGCAAGTCGATTAGATGTTGTGCCACGATGTAACTCAGCATTAAATTCAATCTGATATGTTTTTGAAACATTAAGTTCTGGAGCAAACCTTTTTTGTAATCTTAGTATAGTTTCTGAACCACGAATTGCATTTAAATCTACACCATCAACAGAATCTTGTAGTTTTGAAAGAACAAAAGTGGCATCAAACTTATTTAAATTTGTATTGTTATAAGTTAAAACTGCATTGCGAATTGAAGTTTTAATTGCTTCAGCACTTTGAGTTGTTTTGTTTTTATCATATTCCACATAGTTGTCGATTAAAAGATACAAGTATTGTGGGTCAATAATTTCTGCACCAACAGAAACAATTGCTTTTGGTGAAATAATATCATCAACAATTCTTTGTTTTTCTGTTTCAGAAATGTAATAGTTTTCTTTAGGCTTTAATGAAATGAAAACTTTACCATAAACTGGAGGAGTTTCATCTTCACCACCCCATACAGACAAAGAATCTACCGATGGATAATTTTTCTTAATGTATGATTCATAATCTTTAAAAGTAACTAATCGATTTTGTGTAGTAAATTGTGCAGGTGCGCCAAATTTAATTTCATCGATTGATTCTCTTTCTGCACCACCAGATGCAGCAGAGATTGGTGTGATTGTAAAATTGTTGATTCCTTCTGAAAGTGAATCAATTAGAGTTGCTGTTGCAATGAAATTGTTTGCTTTATTAGATGCGGTTCCATTTGTAACGAGATATGTTACCGAAACAATCGCACCATCAGGTAATTTTTTACCAACAATATCATTTCCAAAATAGATTTGAAATTTACCACTTTTGTTTTCTTGCAAATAGAAAACTTCAGAGGTTGTGGTGATATCTAAAACATCAGTAACTTTTTGATATACAGTAACTTGTGTATTACCTGCGGCAGGAACTGATGTTACTTTAATTGTTGTTGTGTCAATATTTGCATCAGGTAATGTGAATACTTGTTTTGGATTTGTTGCTTGATTGTGATTGAAAGCATATGTTACTAATTGACCTTCGTAAATATCTAAGTTTTCAAAATAGTATTGACTGTTGGCTTTTGCAACTGTAATTTCATCTAAAACAACAAAGTTATAAGATGTGTTATCAATTTGGTTTGATAAGAATGAAAAACCTGAAGGTATTGTTAAAGAACCTGAAGTGTTGCTTGATGACTGTGCAGTAAAATTAACTGTGGCAATTGGAGCTCTTTGAGAATATGGCACATATCCTAATGTTTTAGCATGAGACACAACAGAATCTCTCAACAATGAAGTGTCAAGGAAAGATTCATTCGCCACCATGTTCAAATAGTAGGCGTTGTAATGTGTATTGTATGCAAGAATATCCAATAGAATATTCAGACCAGAACCTTCAAAGTCATAGTCAGTAAACTCAGTTTGCTGATTTAAAAAGGTCTTTAAATTATTCTTGATTTGGTCAAAATCAAGTTCGGTAACTCTTAAACGGTCTGCCATTTTTATCTAATCCGTTCTAGGAAAAAATTAATTGTAATTGGATTTGGATTGTTAATTACAAAAAATTCCATTACAACTTCGTATTTGTTTTCGTCTGGAGCTGCAATTGCGGTAACTTTTGAGACTTGTGCTCTTGGCTCAAAGTTTTCAATCGTTTCCTCAATTTCTCTCTCAATCTGTGCGGCCATTACGGAATCAACATTCTCAAATAAAAGTCTGCGAATGTTACTTCCTAACTCTGGTTGGAATGGACGCTCGTAATGATTTGTAAGAACAAGATTCTTAATAGAGTTAATTACAGCTCTTTCACTCTTATGCACATTCACATCCTTGCGAACAGGATGAATGTTGAAACTCAAATCTAAGTCTCTAAAGTCTCTTACAAAATTTTCGTTTGTGGTAACTGTTGCCATTGTCTATTTATTCAACCTCCGGCAAAAACATTTGAAGAACCTGCAGCCACAGAAGTGCATCCTGACAAAGCATCTCCAACTCTTCCTGCACCTTTTCCATTTACAAAAACTTTTGAAGAACCTGCGGCAATTGGAGCATTATGTGCTGGACAAGGAGAGCCTGGAAGTAAATGAACTGTGTTCACATCGCCTTGCCGAGACCAAGGAATACCATTGACAAAAACATTGCCAGAACCTACTGCTCTAACCATTCCTGAGCAATGTGCGGTATCTGCATCTCCAACTCTTGTTGCTGCCGGCATCTTATATCCTAATCGTAGTAAGTATCCATAAATGAACGAATGCCTTCTAAATCATTCATTATTTTTTGTGTTACTGTAAATGTTTCTGTACCTGGAACTAAAAACTCATCATCATAATTAACAGTAATTTGATATGTTTTGGTTTCAAATTGTCTTGTATCTTGATTTAAATCGTATAGTTCTTTTTTTGAAGGCATATTTTGAACTCCAACAATTATTGTAGGAGATTCTATTTTATCACTACTGCCTTTACTTACATATTTAAAAGTATCTAAAAACGGATCCACATATTTACCAATAATAGTGGCTAAAATAGGACCAGAAGTTACAGTTATACCAGGTTCTGAAATTCCAGTTGAACTTGCACTCACAATAATATTCGATTCCATTTCATCACCTAAAGCGGTGATTGTTGCATTTACTGTTCTCGCAGACCTGGCGGTTGACTGTATTTCTGTTGGAGAATCTCCTGCAGGAGAAACAACAATACTAATCGCCATTTGTTTCTCTTTTCATTAATTCTTGTAATCTTTCGTTCCACGAATCAATTTCTTCGTGTTGTTCATGTGTATGTGGTGGTTCAGGTATTTCAGGTATAAACCGAATGACATTATCAAATCTTTCGGGTATATCTTCATACTTCGTATATGTCTTTAACTTACCATTCAACAAAACAACAAACTCATGCGACATATTAATTCAAATCAATTCTTGGTGCATTAACACTATAATT